GGGATGCTTTAAATCACAGGAATTAATGTTGCACTCAGTAAAATGGTTTTTAAGGGGTTCTATTCGAATCCCTTTCTGTTTCATTAACAAGCCAAATCCCTTATCAATGATATCCATTAATTCCATGAAGTATTTTTCATGTAAATCCTGGTTATCAGAGAGTTGCTTCTCTTCGTACAGCCCGATAAAGGCACGACGCACGTTACCGGATATAGTATCGATGGTTTCTTTTTCTACGGTACTCAGGTCAAGAGTCGCCAGTTGAGAACGAACTATATTCGCTGCCATTTCCTGGAATGGTTTTGGTAAATCTTTAAATTCCATTATTAGCCTCGTTGGTTAGCTATTAACGTGGGTATGTAATCATTCTGGCAATGCTTAATGCCGCTGCTTTTTCCAGCCTGGTGATATCCTGCTCCAGAGCGGACAGATTTTCAGCCTGCTTAGCCCTGGCTTCATTGGCCCATTTCAAATCCTGCGCTGCATTAATTTTCTGGCGCATCCACTCATAAAGTTCATCATCGGTATAGTCTGGCGCGATGATGACGGGTTCTCGTTTCTGCATACTGATTCCTCGCGGTGCTGTTTCGCTTATCAGCCGTTAGATTTTGCCGAACTGGAAAGCGCCTGTTTAAATTCGCTGAAGCTGAGAGCTTCAGCGCCTTCGGCAAGGCTTTCGAAGTATTCTTCGTAAGACTTTTCCATGATTGTGTCGAAATCCATATCACTCACCTGAGTTTCTTTCCAGCCAGCGACGCGCGCCAGTTTCGGTTTTAAACGTTTTGCTTTTGGTATACGTCATCGCGGTGAACGTTCCGTCATGGTTGGGAAACACGCCGTATACCAGATATTCGTTGTTACCAAGATCGATAGTATCCATGCTGACCTCATTTCCCCTTAACGCCGGGGCAGCGGAACTGTTTGCTGAGAACACCGTGCGGTGTCTTGATGTAAAGTAGATTAGTCATAGCTAACGGCTTGGTCAAGTGTTTTTGTTTGTCATGGCTAACATTTTTGACAGAAAAAAAGATAACACATTGATTGTGTTATCTTTTGTTTGTTCGTTGACGGGCTTTTAATAATTCTTCAAAGAGTTTGTTGAAATTTTTTACTCGGGCGCGCATCTCGGTGAGCTGAGCGTCCTGTTCTGATTCAGGCAATGCATTAAAAAGTTCAAGGAGCTCGTGTTCTTTGGGGGATAAAGCAACTGGATCCTCAATAGGTGGTGATGGCTGCTTGTCTTCATCGCCAAATAGAATCCATGTTGGCGAGCACTGCAGTACATTGCTAAGTGCAAAAAGATTCTTCCCTGTTGGTTCGCTATCATCCCGTTCCCATTGTGAAACCGACACATGAGAAATTTTCAGGGCTTTAGCAAGAGACCTTTGGGTGTATTTGAGGTTTTTTCGGCGATATCTAATGCGTTCGCCAATGGTTAAATTTTTTGTATCCATAGTTAGCCAATGCTAAATCTTATTGACTATGTTTTTGTTAACATCTATTTTGTTAGTCATGACTAACAATTGGGTGCTTTAAATGCTTAAAACAGACGCGCTTTTGTATTTCGGTTCAAAAACAAAACTTGCACAAGCTGCTGGTATTCGTTTGGCTTCGCTTTATAGCTGGAAAGGGGATCTAGTTCCTGAAGGTCGCGCGATGCGCCTGCAAGAGGCATCCGGCGGGGAACTTCAGTACGACCCCAAAGTTTATGACGAATATCGTAAGGCAAAGCGTGCGGGGCGGTTGAACAATGAAAATCACCCCTGAACAGGTTTGTGAGGCTCTGGATGCCTGGGTATGCCGACCAGGAATGACACAGGAGCAGGCGACGATATTAATCACGGAAGCATTCTGGGCTCTGAAAGAACGCCCGAACATCGATGTTCAACGCGTCACGTTTGATGATGGCGCGGTTGATCAACGGGCACTGGGCGTTAACCGGGTGAAGATATTCGAACGCTGGAAAGCTATCGACACCAGGGATAAGCGGGAAAAATTCACGGCGCTGATTCCGGCAATTATGGAGGCTATCCGGATCAGTGATTTCAGGTTGTATTGTGAAATTACTGACGGAAAAAGCATTACGTACATGATCTCCGGGTTAAACAAAGAATATGGCGATGTGGTGGAGTCCGGGCTGCTTTTTGCGGATCCAGCTGTTGTGGAACGTGAGACTGACGAGCTTATAGAAAAAGCTATTGCTTTCAAGCATGCGTATCGTCAGCAATACCAACATTACTTTGCAGATAAACAAATATCTTCCTGGGGTTCGTATGAGTATTGATGCACTGCAATGGGCTAAAAAGGTGAAAACCGGCAGTTCATCAAGTAAGTCAGTATTGACCTGGCTTGCTGATATGTGCGGTGCCGATTTGTGTGCATACCCGTCAGTATCTGCACTGGCTGAAGTAACTGAACTGAACAAAAAGACTGTTCAGGACAGCTTACGACACCTGATGGAGATTGGGTTAATTGTTGATACCGGTGAGAGAAAAGGCCGAACAAAGCAAATCGTGGTGTACCGACTTATCGGTGTAGAAGAAAGTGTTGCCGAGCCTGAATACACCCAAAAACGGGAGTCTTTAAAGGTGGGTAAAATTGGTGCTGTTAATAAAAACAGTACCGAAAACGGTTATGTTTCAGCACAAAACAGACCCAAAAACGGAACTCTTTTCTGCATGGAAAATAACCAAAGACACCCAAATTTTCCATCAAAGACACCCAAAAACGGATCACGGAACCCAAAGGAACCAAAAGATCTAAACCCCACACATAACGCACGTGAGAGTGCTCCGACCAGTGAGCTGGAGGTTTTGTCGTTACAGGCAACGCCCCCTGAATTCCTGGATGGCTTGAGCGAACCTATCGGAAAATTTCCGATGACCAATGGTTGGCATCCGTCGCCTGATTTTCGACGGCGGGCTGCACTGTGGGGAGTTGCTCTGCTGGAGCCGGAATTTACACCTGCTGAACTTGTCGCATTCCGGGATTACTGGAGTGATGAGGGAAAAGTGTTCACGCAGGTTCAGTGGGAGCAGAAATTCGCCCGCCACGTAAATCACGTCAGGGCGCAGGTTAAACCAGTCAGCAAGGGAGTAAACCATGCAGCAGCACCAGGTGGCACCGAATCACGGGCAGTTCAGGAAATTCGGGCAGCACGTGAGAAGTGGGAACGTGAAAACAGATTTATCAGCGACGGAAACGGCCTGGAAGCTGTGGGAACTCATGGGGGAGATTTATTCGAATCGCTGGACCCAGAAGAACGGTGCCGCGCCTACGAAGCTCTGGATTGCACAGATTGGCGCGATGACTGAGCAGCAAATCCGGCAGGTCTGCCGCCAGTGCATGGACCGCTGCCGGGCGGGTGAAACATGGCCTCCTGACCTTGCTGAGTTTGTGGCGCTGATTTCAGAAAGCGGAGCCAATCCATTCGGTCTGACAGTGGATGCCGTGATGGAGGAGTACCGTCGCTGGCGCAATGAGTCTTGGCGATACGACGGAAGCGATAAATATCCGTGGTCTCAGCCTGTGCTGTATCACATTTGCCTCGAGATGCGTTCAAAGGGGATTGAGAGCCAGATGACCGAAGGGGAGTTAAAACGACTTGCAGAACGGCAGCTGACGAAATGGGCAAAGCATGTTGGTAATGGACTGAGCGTTCCGCCAGTCCGGCGACAACTGGCGGCCCCCAAACGCCCGTCGGGACCAACGCCAATTGAGTTGCTGAAACAGGAGTATGAACGCCGGAAAGCAGCTGGGTTTGTTTGAGTTGATAAGTAAGTTTACCGGGAGGAAATTTTAATGGAGACCGTTTTTGACGCACTGAAAGCAATGGGAAAAGCCTCTTCCCAGGGAGTGGCTGCACGTCTTGGAATGACCAGGGATGAGGCGATTAACGAGCTGTGGAAACTGAAGCGTCGCGGGGAAGCTGATAACAATGGTCCGATGTGGTGGCTGATTCAGTCCGGAGAAAGCGAATCACATTCACAGGTACCGAAAGTGACAGCGCAAATGCTGATTGGTGCGATAGAGCAACATGGTCCTAAAACGGCGGATGAGCTGGCATTGATGTTCAGAATCACTTCCCGTCGGGCGAATTCATCACTGGTAATGGCAATCAGCAAAGGACGCCTGATTCGCGTAAATCAGAACGGTAAATTTCGTTATTGTATACCTGATGAAAAAATTAACGATATGAGTGCGGAAAGCACCATGCTGGTGCAAGTAGGTTCGGACACCGACAAAAACGAAAAGCAGAGTGATCGCAATCGTTTTTTGCCAGCCAAAGAGCATGGTCAGAGAGAAGATACTGTGGCAGACATTGTGCAGCCGCTGCCATCGTTCACCGAAAAGCGAATGAATTACCAGGTTTTACCATCGCTGCATATGGCAAACCGCGAACTGCGCCGGGCGAAAAGTCATGTCCAGAAGTGGGAGCGTGTCTGCGCCGTGCTGCGGGAGCTGAACAGGCACCGGGATATTGTCCGACAGATTGTCGATTCCTCCAGTCGTATTGTGTCGGAAAAGTGATTCCTAGGGAGGGCTTATGGCAAAAGTATTTACACAGGAAGAGCGGGAAAAAATTAAAGGGCAGGTTGTTGAACTTGTGCGCCTGAACGGGCGTGAGACGTTACGACAACTGGAAACTAAAACAGGGACAACAAGATATCTGATAAGTACTCTCGCCAAAGAGCTGGTTGCCAGTGGTGACGTATACAACTCTGGCTACGGGTTATTCCCGTCAGAACAGGCTCGTAAGGACTGGCAAAACGCCCGCAAAAAACTCTCGAGGGCAAAGGTGAAGAAACCATCTGTGGTTGATCCGGATCTTATCTTTTTATTACCAGACGGGGAAATCCGTCGCTACGACAGGCGTCAGAACATAATTTGTCGCGAATGCCGGAAGAGCGAAGTTATGCAGCGTGTACTGGCGTTTTATTTGGGAAATTTTCAGGAGATATTATCGTGAGTAAAATTAACCACCAGGCACTGCGTGAGTATGCAGAAAAGGCAACTAAAGGAAGCTACATCGTAGGGCATACATCCGTCAATCAGCATGGGAATATAACAGGTGTTTTTGTTTGTCAAAAAAGGAATTGAGAAGCTGATGGCGTGATTGCCGAATGTCATGTTAACTGCCTGACTGAAACAGGTGCTCAGGCTTATGCAAATGCTGAATTTATTGCCACTTTTAATCCAGAGATTGCAATGGTTCTGCTGGATGAGCGAGAGGTCAAAAACAGGCTCATGGTTGAGCTGACAATGTGGATTAAGCGACTGTCCCACTCCTTAAGATACGCCAATGGTTTAAGCGGTTTGCCTGAACAGGCGATGGCGTATCTGAAACAGAACGGACTGGTAAGCGTGAAGGATGTTTTACGATGACCAGACCTGAAGCATTCACTGCGGTGGGAATTGCAATGGCGGTAGCACTGGGTGTTTTTTCAATTTTCCGTTTGGGATAAAAGCCGCCCGGAATGAACCGCCCCGGGTTTCCTGGAGAGTGTTTTATCTGTGAACTCAGGCTGCCAGATCATCGTTTCCGATGGAAGCATAATAAGCTTTTTCTGCTTCTGCCGGAGGAGTATGGCCCAGCCTTTCCAGCAATCGTCGATT